CACTGGTTTGCAGGATGTCATTTTGGTGTTGAATGGTATGAAGATATGAAAATGGATGACTCTAAAAACAAAAAATTTTTTGAGTATTTTATTATTGATCTGGGGTGCATACGAATACAGAAATGTACGCAAGTTAAAAATGTCTAACGAGGAGAATAAAAATGAAAATGAAAAGAGGAAAGAAACCACCGAAAAAGTATTAAATAACAAACTTGAAAAATTACGCAGATGGTTTGAGTCTATAGGGGATTGTGTATGAGCTTATATGAAAATATACATAAAAAAAGAAAAAGAATAAAAGCAGGTAGTGGTGAAAAAATGAGAAAAGTTGGTAGCAAAGGAGCTCCAACAGCAAAATCATTTAAAGATGCAAAAAAAACTGCTAAAAAGTTTCCTGTATGAAAAATGTAAAACATTACACCAAAGATGGTAAAGAGTGGAAAGGCAATACACATAAAATGCCTAATGGTCATTTACATACAAACAAAACACACACTAAAACATCACAAAAATTAATGCACTTTAAAGACTTATCTAAAAAAGCTAAAGCCAAAGCATGAAAGACCCAAGACTAGAAAGAGCAGGTGTATCTGCATTTAATAAACCAAAAAAAACTCCAAACCATAAAACAAAATCTCATGTAGTAGTAGCTAAAGCTGGAGACAAAGTTAAAACAATCAGATTTGGTCAACAAGGTGTTAGTGGAGCAGGAAGTAATCCAACAACAATAAAAGATAAAAATAGACAAAAATCATTTAAAGCAAGACACGCTAAAAATATTGCAGAAGGAAAAATGTCAGCTGCCTATTGGGCAGACAAAGTTAAATGGTAAGCAGTCCTTGCAATGGAGTTTGTAAAATCATTGAGGAAAAAGATGGGGTAGCTAGATGTATCTCATGTAAAAGAGACTATGATGACCTAGCTCAATGGTTGTACTTGTCAGAAGAAGCAAGACTATATAGGATGGAGCAATTAAAAAATGGCTGATAGATATAAAACAATAAACATTTATGATATGTACCCAAACAGTGGTGAGCTAGAATTAGGTGCAAATTTAATTGACCCTATAGTAAGTGCAAATTTTTCAAACAGAACTGATTTAGGTAACAGTTATTTTGATGCTATGGTCGGTGGCTCATATCAACCAACTAATGAACAGAACAGAATAAATCCAAGAGCAGGTCTTTCAATGGGCAATAACAATATAAACTTGTCTGGGTTTATGGATGAATATCAAAAATCTATAAATGCTAATGCTGGAAACTTTTCTGGTGGCATAACAAAAACAGCTAATGACGAACTAATTAAAAGACTTGGCTACAATAATAATAATATTAATGCTAACATTGTCAAAGATCCATACAACACAACTTATTCTGTAGAAGGATTATTAGGTACTATGTTTGGTGGTGATGTAACAGCAGAAGCTATGAAAGACGACTACAATAAAAGGATAATGTTTAACTATCTAAAAAACTTTTAAGGAGCAATGACCCATAACGGAGTTGCATAACAATGGATAAAGAAGAACAATTAACATTAGCTAGAGAGAAAGCTGCAATAGCTAACAAAGGAAATACAAACTCTAGTAAAAAGAATAGGTTACTAAAAGAAACTCTGAACAGAATTGTTACTCAAGACGATGCTAAAAGAGCTAGAAGTATGATGGAAGCATTAGTAGCTAAAGCTGAAGAAGGCGATACACGAGCTCTGGATATCGTATTAGATCGTTTGGAAGGCAAAGTTCAAAGCCAAACAGACATAACATCTAGCGATGGATCATTACAATCTAACTTAAAGATTGAATTTGTAGATGCAGCCGACCCAAAAGTTTCCGAGTAAACTAAAGTTTTTATTTGAACCACACCGATATAAGGTAGCTTATGGTGGGAGAGGTTCAGGTAAGTCTTGGAGTTATGCAAGAGCTTTACTAATGATGGGTACAGAAAAACCATTAAGAGTTTTATGTACTAGGGAAATCCAGAAATCTATTAAGCAATCAGTGCACACGCTGCTTAAAGATCAGATACAAGCATTAGGTCTAGGTGAGTTCTACGAGATAGTAGAGAACGCTATACGAGGAAAAAATGGGACTGAATTCAACTTCGCTGGTCTTGCTACCAATACAGTTGAAAGTATTAAATCTTTTGAGGGAGTTGATATAGTCTGGTGTGAGGAAGCACAGAACATTAGTAAACGATCATGGGACATCTTAATACCTACGATCAGGAAACCTGCTAGTGAGATCTGGGTAACATTTAATCCTTACATGGATACAGATGACACTTACAAAAGATTTATTATTAATAAACCTAACAACGCTAGAATAGAAAAGGTTAATTACACTGACAATCCTTTTTTCCCAAAGGTATTGGAGATAGAAAGAGAACGCTGTAGAAATCACAACGCTGAAGATTATGGAAACATCTGGGAAGGTGATACTAAAGCTGCTGCTGATGGTGCTATCTATCACAATGAGATAAGACAAGCACAAGAGTCTGGAAGGATTACTAATGTACATCCAGATGCTTTATTAAAGACTCACATTGTTATGGATCTAGGATGGAATGATTCTATGTCTATTATTTTATGTCAAAGAAATTTGTCCGAGATAAGGATCATAGATTACATAGAAGATGATCACAGGACTTTAGATAGCTACTCGGATCAACTGAAGCAGTTAGGACACAACTGGGGTACGATGTATCTACCTCATGATGCTAGGAACAAAGACTTTAAGTATGGAACATCAGCAGAAGAAATTATGCAAAGACTTAACTGGCAAACAGAAGTTATACCTAAAGCAAATATAGAAACTGGTATTAAGTTAGCAAGGATGACATTTGAGAGAGCTTACTTTGATCAGGATAAAACAAAAAGATTAATAGAGTGTTTAAAGAATTATAGAAGAAGCATCAATCAAACAACGCAAGAACCACAAGCACCTTTGCATGATGAATACAGTCATGGTGCTGATGCTTGGCGATATACTTGTGCAGTTGTAGATGCAATGAGTAACGATGATTCATCTTGGGATCAACCACTAGAGATTAACAAATCATGGATAGTATAAATGGCATACGATAAGAAAAAAATGAACGCTGATTCTGACGACAATAGAGAAATGTTAAATATTGTTGAGTCGCATATTGATGACAGTTTAGGGTTTATTGAAACTGAAACCTCGCAAGAAAGACAGACAGCTCTTGAATACTACATGAGAGAACCTTATGGCAATGAGGTTGAAGGTCGTAGTCAGATAGTAACAGGTGAGGTTGCAGAGGTTGTAGATGGTGCACTACCACAAATTATGAAGGTGTTTACCCAAAGTAATAATGCTGTTGTGTTTGAGCCAGTAAATGAAGGTGATGCTGAAATGGCTGAACAAGCTACTATGATGGCTAACCATGTATTCTATAAAGACAATAATGGCTTTGAAGTTATGAACTCTTGGTTCTGGGATGCATTATGCCAGAAGGTAGGTGTAGTAAAAGCATATTGGGATGACAAGAAAGATACAACAAAAGAAAAATATGAGATGCTTACTGAAGATGAGCTAACCATGATCATGCAAGACGAGGAAGTAGAAATTGTTGAGCAAGAAGAATATGAAGAAGTTATAGAACAAGACCCACAACCAGCAGTAGACCCAATGACAGGTCAACCTATGATGGATGAGATGGGTATGCCAATGATGATGGAGACACCTCCAATTATTAATGTTTACTACAATGTAAAATGTAAACGCACAAAAGATTACTCTAAAATAAAAATAGAGAATGTAGCTCCAGAAGAATTTTTAATTGATAAAAGAGCAGTGACAATTGAGGAAGCTGATTTTGTTGCTCAAAGAAGTTTAGTGACTCGTTCAGATTTAGTAGCAATGGGATATGATCCAGAAGTTGTGCAGACATTGCAAACTGGTGATACTTTAGACTTTACTCCAGAGAGGGTTGCAAGATTTGGTTCAGGTGAGCAACCTTTTAATACTAATGATTCTAATGATGAATCAATGGAGTTGGTTGAATACTACGAATGTTATGTAAGAACAGATCTTGATGGTGATGGAGTAGCAGAGCTGCATAGAGTTTGTTATGCAAGTAATAAAGTGTTAATGAGTGAGGAATGTGACTACATACCTTTTCATAGTGTTTGCCCACTACCAATACCACACAAATTTTTTGGTCAGTCATTAGCAGATAGAGCAGTAGACTTACAACTTATTAAATCTACAATTACCAGACAGATGCTAGACAACTTGTATCTTACAAACAATTACAGAGTTGGTGCAGTAGAAGGTCAAGTAAATCTTGATGACTTACTCACATCTACAGCAGGTGGTGTTATTCGTATTAAAAATCCTAATGCATTAGTACCATTATCAGTACAATCTAGTGCAGCACAATCATTCCCTATGCTGGAATACCTAGATGGTGTACAAGCAAAAAGAAGTGGTGTATCAGAAGCATCACAGGGTCTTGATCCTAATATCCTCCAGAATGTGACAGCCACAGCAGTAAGTGCAATGAGTAATGCAGCAGGTGGTAAGATTGAATTGATAGCTCGTATCTTTGCTGACACTGGGGTTAGTTCTCTTATGAAGGGTATCTTGCATTTACTTTGTAAGTACCAAGACAAAGAAAGAATCATCAAGGTAAACAACAAATATATACCTATGAATCCTAGAGAGTGGGATACACAATACAATGTCACAGTCAATGTTGGACTAGGAACTGGTAGCAAACAAGAACAGCTAGGTGTGATGCAAATGGTCTTGGATAAACAAGAGCAAATGCTTAAAGAATATGGTTTATCAAATCCATTAGTTAGTCTAAAACAATATAGAGACACACTTGCTAAATTTGTAAACATGGCAGGGTTTAAAGATGAGTCTGGATTTATTAAAGACATCACACAAGAACAGTCAGACCAACTTGCACAAGCTCAAGCACAAAACCCACAATCTGATCCTAATACCGAAGCAGCTAAAATACTTGCACAGGTAGAAAAGGAAAAAGCACAAATGAAGATGCAATCAGATATGGCTCAACTTGAAATTGAAAAACAAGAGCTAGAACTTAAAGTGCAAAAAGAAATGTTAGAACTACAACAAAAACAAATTCAATTTGAAAAAGAGATGGCATTAAAAGAAATGGAATTAGCACAAAAAGCAAACAATGATTCCGAAAAAAATGACATGAATAAAACAAAAGAAATAATAAATTCTTTAGAGAAAATACAAAATTTAGCATCACCTAAATTAAATGGTTAGTTATTTTAAATATTTAGATGACCTTGCAAAAAAAGAAAAGGATGCTCAAAAATGGGCTTATGAGAAATTTCCTAAATATTTTGGACCAAACAATACACCAAAAGAAAGAGCAACATTTGCACAGTTTGGTGATGAAATTACCTATCATGGTACTGATGCAGACTTTACAGGATTTAAAGTAGACCCTAGTGTAAACTATTCTCATGCTCACATATCATCAACGCCTGACCCAAAGATTGCTGACCATTTTGCTAAATTAGCTGGTAAGTACCCAGAAGGTGCTAAGGTTTACCCAGTAAGAACAAGAGGTAATCACTTTAGCCTTAAAGACAAAGAAGCTGTTAGAGAAGTTACTGATATGATAGAAACTCAAATTGGGTTTGAACATAGTGACGAAGCAGTTGAAAGTGTATTAAGAGATTTAAGAGGTGGTAATGCTTATTGGAAAACTATGGAACATCCAATGGTAAGAAAGGCACTAAAATATACAGGCTATGATAGCTTTGATACTGCTGAAGGTGTAAGTAAAGTAATTAACAAAGCTAACTTTAATCCTAGTGATGTAAGAAGTCCATTCGCTACCTTTGATTTAAGAAAGTTAGGGTTAGGTGGTGCAGGTTCTTATTTGTCTGCTGACCT